ACTATTTGACCAACAGTGCATGTTAATTTAATTCTTGGTTGTGTAACTTCTACATAATCTATTAAGCCAGCTTCAATCGCTGCTGCAAAGTCTCTATCTTCTGCCATAACAGAAAATTGTTCTTGAGTCATAATTCTTTCATCGCCACTTCTGGCATCTACAACTCTATAATACGGAACTCTTACCTTTTTGTAATGTTCAAGAAGTCTATACTTTTCGATATGATAGTCTTTATCTTTTGTATTATCTGGTGTAAAGCTTTCCATAGTTGTTTTATTGGTTGCATCAGGATAATCCTCCTCTTTATTAAATGTTGCTATTTCATCTATTAATAATTTTTCCGAGTCTTCGCTAATTGGTTGACTCATTTGTGGGTATAAATCTATTAACTGTTGTCTAGTTAATATAGTTGATACAATAATACCTGAAGCATCATCAAAATATTTGTGTCTTGAATTAGGGTCAACATAAACTCTAAAAGGGTCTACATATGTAAATTTAACTTCGCCCCTACCAAAATCAGCATCCCTATCTAAATATGCATAAAAATAACCTAGGCCTGTAACAGCGTAATCATGAACTACTTGTTTAAATACTTCATCACCATCTGATTTATCCCAAACATATTCTAATATAGTTTTCCAAACACTTGCTAACCTACTATCAGAGTCTTCTCTACCAATAGCACTAAACTTAGGCTGCTTAGATGTAACAATAGCTTTGAATTGTTCAATTGCAGCATATAGCCTGTCCATAGGCATAGATGATTGGTTTCGTGAATCAAGTTCATCAAGCTCCTCTGCTGAAAAGTGGTTACCTAGATAAAAATCAATATCTTCTCTAGCGGCTACATCCCAGTCCTTTCTGGCATCTCTCCACCTGTCAAACAGTTCATTTATCTCTTTTACCCTTAAATCTTCTTGTATCATAGTGTATAATATAGCATTACTTCCTAGCTCCAGTCAACCAATTATATGCTTTTTTTGGTTTTGACCATACACCAGATTTATTTTTAGTCTTTTTCTTTAACTTGGGTTGGCCCTTAGCATATTGAGTAGCAAGCCAAAATGCATCTATAGTATCATCATGACTTCCTTTTGGAAAATCAAGCAATTCGCCTATAAATTCATGCATTTCTTTTTTTATGTGTACAGCGCCTGCTTTAAACATTGGTTGTAAACCTTCGAATAATCTATCCTTTTTCTTTTGGTTGTAATTTTTAATACCTTTTTCGATACCTGGAAGAAACAATCCTTCCCTTTTACTTCTTTTCATTACATAATCTCTAAGCATTTCTTGGTATGCAATAGTTTCTATGTTTATTCTTCGTATCGGTTTGTATCGTTTTGTAATTTCAAATATCTTGTCAGCACAGTCCATTGGTAGAACTCGTTCCCTCCAATACTCAATAACATAGTAATCAAAGCTATCAGTAACGCCAATAACCATAATAACACTATAGTCGTTCCTAGAACCAACTGTTGAGGCAGGGTCAACACCAATGTATATATTAACGTATTCTTTTCTACCATCATCGAGCTTAATGTACCACGAATCGTATTCTTCGTCAAATCTAGCATATCCTTTATACTGCGCATTATTTATATCTTCCTCACTAAATATTTGGTCTTCAGGTGACTTAGCTTGATTCATATACTCTTGATAGAATTTAGCTGGTGTCCCTGAATCTATATAAAATTGCTTTCTTTCTTCTAATTTCTTAATAGGCCATCTTGAAGGCCAAATAGGTTTACCATCTTCAAGAGCTTTCCTAGTAAACACCTCCCAAGCAAATTCTTCACCTGTTTTCTGACATTCATGATGTTTTGTAACTAATCCATTTAAAAAGCTATCATAATGGACAATAGTTCCATTACACCATAAAAACCCTTTTTTATCAAAATCAATAGCTGGATATACAGCAGCTGTCACCCATTCTTTAATTTGCCTTCTAGAATCGGGTGTTTTTGTATTTAGCTCTGATTCAAAGTCATCAAGCACTATTCCAGTATATCTTGTAGAATTTTGTTTTTTACCACGCAATCTTTGTGAAGCACCTTTACCAATCATTCTGCAACCGTTTTTGAGTGTAAACTCATTTTTAGTCCACTTGTCACCTTCCAAGTCACCAAAATAGTAATGTATAGCTGGATTACTATATATATGATTCTGAATCCATGAAATGTTATCTACAGCCTGGTCTTGCGCTTCACCTACCCATGCTATAAACTGAGGTTCTTCTTTTGTTGCAAATAAAAATTTATGCATAATAGCAGTGGCTGCTAAAGTAGATTTTGCATGGTCTCTAGGTAAAACAAGCGCTAATTGTTGTTTTTTAGGATTTAAAAATAATTCTCCTACTTCTCTATGAAAACCAGGAGTTGCTGATGCTAAAAAGTCTTGTGGGCTAAATAACTTACCAAATGTAATTAAATTACTGTATGCTAAATGAAGGGCTTCTTCATTTTTACTTACATTCCCATTAAGATTTAGGTTAGCCATTATTTAGGTTGGTATTTTTGCCTTTCAGGAGGGTCCATTGTCCATTTTAGTCCATAATCTACAATTTGCTGAAGTTCTTCATCTGAAACTTTTAGGTTAGGGTCAGCAATTAAGTTTGACAATACGTCCCCATAGCTTTGTTGTTGTTTTTCTCCAAAGTCTGGTAAAACAGCGCTCATATTGTTAATTAAGTCAGCCATAACACTTTCTGCTGTATAACCTCTTCTTAAGCCTCTTAACTCATTAAAAAGCCCAGCCAATATTGTTGGAACTGTTCCTTCTTCTTTTTGAGACAATGTCTGTCCCCAGAAATGAGTTAATGCGTCTTTGTCTGTATCAGTTAGGTTTGTATTAGGAAATCTAGCGTCAAAGTCGCTTAAAAAGAATTTTTCAACATCTGTAGCTAATTCTTCAATATTATCTATTTTGTCTTCATCAAAAACATATGATGCTAATTCTTTTAATTGTTCTGTAGATGCCACTAAAAATCCTTTATAAGTTCAAAATGAGGGAAATCATCAAAATTGTTATCATCCACCTCAAAATTCTTGTTCCAATCGCCTCCCCAGCGAATATTTATTTCCATAGACTGAGCAATGCCCAGGACAAAGCCAGCAAAAAGGTGGAAACGCTCTCTATCATTCCAATCAATAGGATAGGGAACAACATCAGCAGCCCTACTAGGACTAGCATTATGACGACCATTTGGGTATTGTACTTTAGTTTTCCCTTCTTCATATAATTTGTTTTGCCTTTCTTTACTTCGATGTCCCTCAATAACAGAACAATCAACGTGTTTAATAACTTCGTTGAATAAATCTTGTAAATCTTCATCACATGTTGCAAGGTTTTTTCTTGACCTACTTCCAAATTTTGGCATTATTACTCCTTATTGCACTTACACTTAATATTTTTAGGTAGATGTGCCATTTCTTCTAATAAATTAAGGCGCTTCTCTACTTCGTTCATTTTTACATCTAATTCATTATCATCAAAAACATAAGACATAACCTTATCTAAACTAAAATGTTTAGTTAGTTTAGTTGCTATAGCGTTTATTACAAACTTAGATATTATCATTTTAAATTATGTGTATATCTAATTCCAAAATCTACAGGAGTTGGCCTGTAATCAATAAAACTAGCATCAAACTCTTCTAAAGCATCAAACATTTGTTTTGGTACAGGGCTAATGTCTGGACTTGAAAAAATAGGATTAATATACCCAGATTTCCCAATAGGTATTCCTATATAGTTATTTATAAGGCCTGCAAGAATATTTTCAGTATAATTCGTATTTTTTTTATCAAATAAAAAATCTTCATTATATCTATGTTTAATTATTTTTTTTACAGAACCCATTTCACTATCATATATATCTTTGTCCTGTTTGCTTCTAGAAGCACTTCCTAGCACAGACAACAATAATGATGGTAAAAGTCCTATCTCTCTATACTCTTGATTAGGTAATAAGTGGGCCAAAGATTCGCCAGAGCTTTGTTTTCTAGAAACTATAGTATTATTAGGGTTTTCTATAACCATTATTCTAAATCCATTAATATTTCTTCAAGCCTATCAAATCTGTTGTCTAGCTGTGTTTCTATCTTAGCAACACTAACTTTTAAGTTAACTATACTCTTTTCACTAGATTCTACTCTTTTTACAACTTTAGCTTGTTCACTTGTAATATTTTCAACTTTATTTGAATTAATACCATAAGAAACTGCCGCTCCAATAACTACTGAAGCTATTGTAAGTATAGAGCCTAATGAAATCTTTTTGTCTATCATGCAAGACCGCCTTCTGTTTCGCTGCCATAAATATACAAAATATTATCATCTAAATCAAACTCTGATTTACATGCTGGACATTTCCATGAATCTATGTCCCCATTTAGCTCAATAACCCCTATTCTTTTACTACAATCTTCATCATAGTACAAATTCTTTTCGCATATAGGGCAAGGGTCTACCTTATCTTTTAAATCACTCTTTTTCTTTATGTGCAAGTACTTCTGTTTTTCCACCTTTGATTGCCTCCAGTTGCTCAGGACTAAAACCAGCCCATACAGTTAATTCTTCACGTTTTTTCTCTGTTTCAAATAAACCAGACATTTTAGCTAAAGCATCTAGACTTCTAAGCTTATCTTGGTCCCTTTCTGAAACATCTGCTATATCTTTGTATTTTTGTATAAGATACTCTGGTGTAACACCTTCTTCTTTTAAAACCAGAGCTATTTCTTCTTTAACCATTTGCATTACCTTCTTTTGTTGTAATAATTTGTTTGCTGCGTTTTTAATATACTGCTTATCGTTAGCTTTTGGGTAAACACGACTGTAAGCTTCTTCCATATCTATCCCTGCCGCTACATATTTAGCAAATAATAGCTTTTTAGAGGATAATTTGGTTGAACGTATCTTTTTAATCGTATCATAATTGCCTGAAAACGTATAAATGTTCTCTGCAACGCCTTTTTCGCCTAATATCTTAGCATTTTTCTGTTTACAGACAAAACTACCACATATTGTGCGCACACACTTACGCTTTTCTTTGGAATTAGGGACTGTAATGTAATATACCTTAAGTATTTGTACTACATGATGGTCGTCTGTATAAACCCAGTCACCTTCATTTGATTCTCTCCAATCACTTTTAGGCGTTAAAGCGCCCTGAAAGGCACAAAACTCTTCATGGCTATCATAAAGCCTATGTTCTACACCTTTTATTTTTTTTAATTCCATTAAAATAATATACATTCAATTAATAATTATTGCATACAATATTTATTTGTATTAATATTAGTGCGCTATATGGGTTGGCTAGACGCTTCTAGCATATAGTAATAGTAATTGACTACTAGAAGGGGATTAGTTACACAGTCAAAAGCAAGTCGAAAGTAATTGAGCTAGTAACAGAAAAGATTACTCTACCATAATAAACAGGCTCCGAAACAGCTATATGGGAATTGAGACTAATCTCTTTATTTATAATAGGGGGATTAGATAGTCTCTACCCAAAACTCACCAAAACAGCTATATTAAACTATAGTAATAGAAAAAAATAGAAAACTTTTAAAAATAATATTAGAATGTGTGTGAGTGTTTTGTTATGTGTACCCCCCCGTATGATGTGCCTGCCTACCCTCGCCGATTAGGTTGAAAATTACGTAATTATTATAATCTGAGTTAATTTTTAGTAGTAAGTACTTGAAAAGAGAAGCCCCAACCATATAGTCGGGGCTTTTTTTGTGGGGTTATTGCGGGCTTAGTATAGTGCGAACTATGGAAGTCTACTCAATATCTTGCCTGTAACTTTGTCTAATATAATATTATCTATGAACTCTGCTATTGTTTCGGGTGTTTGCACATACCATACCCAACCCTTCTGATATACTAAATAGTTTAATCTGTAAACGTCTGAGGCTTGATTCATTCGTTTCTTAGTAGTAGGTGTTAACCAACCGCCACTATTTAATATAACGTATCTATCATTTACTACTTGTACCACTGCGGTATTATGAAACGTAACTATTAATCTTGACTGTTCTGTTTTAATTGGTACGTTTGCTACTGTTGTTCTATGTGTTCCTAACATTTATATACTCCTTTTTATTATACTCTTTATTTATAAGTTATCATTTTTTGTTGGTTTAAATTCTACATCATATTTTGGCTCAAGCTCTGCAACTCTTGAATCAAGCCCTTTGATTGAGAGAATAAGTCTATCTTCTAACTTATTAATTCTACCTTTCAAATCAGAGACGTTGTCTCTATTCTCTGCAATCTTAGATAAATGAGTTTCAAATACTTCTCTGTGATGAGTTTCCATTTGACCTACGCATTTATCAATCTTATCCACTGTACCAATTAAATCAACTAAATCATTTGCGTTCTCTGTGATGCGTGAAGATTTATTATTTATATCTTCTTTTAAATCATCAATTGATTTATATAGATATTTATCTAAAGATATTATATCCCTTTTTAGTGCTTTATCTTCTTTTTCTAACTTTTCTATTTTCTCTAATAACGAAACCCAATAATATTTTTTACCTATCATAAAATATATTTTGTCTGCTATTATTTTAAACGGGCTAAATAATCCGCTTATTATTAGTTTTATTCCTTTTATTATATTATTCATTTTTTTCTCCTTTTCTTGCTTCTTTTACTATATTATTTAATTTAACTAATTTATTATGAAACACTTCTTTATTACCATTCATTCCAAAATAATCTTTTAAATCTGATATTTTAAAATGTCTATTTGGTTTTATGCCTTTCATATATAATTTAGTTTGACCTACTGCAATTATTAGATTATATATAGCCATACGATTATTGTCTTGTAAATCTTTTATAAATCTACAATTTGCATTTATATCTATTGGTTTATTATTTAACATTTTTTTTACTCCATATTATTTATTGTTTTTTGTTCGCAATACAATATAACACATTTATATATATTTACATAAATATATTTATGTTGTTTATTATGTGTAATCAGTATATATTTATATGTCTTTCGGGACACAATTATTCGATAAAATAAAAAAACAGAAAGCGAGAAAAAGATGGAAAATAAAATAATAAGAGAGTGCGTTCAGGGTCTAATAGATGATAGTAAAATGATTGACACATTATGTGAACAATTAGAGACTGAAAGAATAAACCTTGTACAAGTAGTTACTGATTTAGATAAAGGTGGAATTGCATTTGATATTGATAAAGATATTAATAGTCTTAAGCAGTCTTTAAATAGTGCGATTAATTCAGTACAAGACGCAAGCATGTATGCAGATAACGCAAGAAGTGAAGCAGAAAACGCAAGTGATAGTGCAGGCTATGCAAATGATTATATTGATGATGCACAACAGTCTATGCGAGACATTGAAAAAGCAATAGATGATAGTAAAACAAAAGAAGAAGAAGCAGAAGAAGCAACAGAAGTAGGTGAATCAAATGCTTGGGAAACAACAAATAACTAAATAAGAGAGGACTAAAGCCCGTACATTAATTTGTGCGGGTTTTTTTATATCAATATGAAGAACATTTTAAAAGAAATATATACTATAAGAAAAGAAAATAAAAAAATTAAAACAAAAGAACTTGTAAAAATATTAGAATTAGAAGAAGAAAATAATTTATTAAAAGATATGCACGATAAACTATGTAGAGAAATTACAAGATTAAATAAAAGGAAAGGAAAGTAATATGATATTAGGAAATTTTGATAAATGGGAAATAGTAGAAGATAAAAGAACTTTAAAAGCAATGGAAAGAAGAAAACTTATAAGTCAATCAGAATATAGTGTATTTCCGCAAGTAGATGCGGATTTAAGCCAATTTGTATATAAAGACAGAACATATTGGATAAAGTATTTTGAAGGCTCATTCTTTCCATTTGTGGTGACATTAACAGATGAGTATATACACGCAAATTGGAACAATCTAAAAAAGTATAAAGGGAAAGGAAAGTAATATGAAAATAAACAAATGGTTAACGATTTTATGGGAGTTAGACAAAGAACAAAAAAACAAAGATATACAAGAACTAAGAGTATTTTTATTTAACCAAAGAAAAAGAATTGAGCAAGATACTAAATTAATAGAAAAGTAAAGGAAAGTAATATGAAATTCAATATAAATAAATTCACAAAGGTCTTTAGAAGATTAGGTCAATTGCAAAGACAAGGAATTAGAACAAAAAAAAGAAATCAAATTTTAGAAAAAGAATTTAACGGGAAAGGAAAGTAATATGGAAAAGAAAGAAACAAAAAAAGATGTATTTGGATTTGAAAAAGCTATCAATTTTGAGGCTATAAATAATCTAAGCATAGAAGACTTAAGGAAATTAGAAAAAGTCCTTAAAAACATAAAATAATGTCGAAATACCTACAATCTAAATTGTGGGTATATAGTACAGAGTGGTTATCTGTATTACTGATGAGACAAACCGTAAAAGAAAAAGGGAAAGAATATGCTAAAGAAAAGAAAAGTAATAAATGGCGATTGTGCAACAGAATATAGATGTTCATATGGTTGTGGGCAAGATGCAACAGAAACAGAAATATCAGAAACTCCATATGCTACTTATATTTGTGGCGATATAGAATGTTGGAATAGTTTTTGTTTTGAATTTTGGTCTCCATTTGATGTAGAAGAGATTGAGGTAGAAGCTTGTGATGATTGTGAAGAAGAAATAGAAGAATGTTATTGTGAAAGTGAGGAAGAATAATATGAAAAAGAAATCAACAGAAGTAGATTTGTACGACCTTAAAAGATGGTCGTTTTATGTTAATGGTATACAATTTAAAGATGATGTATATGGGAAGGATTTTGAGATAGTGGACGAGTATAGGATAGAAAAGTTTAGAGAGATGCAAACAGACTTTATGAGATGGCTAAGAAGCTTATCAGGAAACAATTTAGAAAGATTAGCACAAAGTGTAAAAAAACAAAAAGAACTAAGTCAAGGCGGGTTCAGAAAGGAAGATAAGTAGATGAAAATTACATTAAATTTTGACGGATTTGAAAGGGCATTTCAAAGATATGGAAGAGGCGAACAATTTTCATACGAGGGTTTACAAGCATTATTTGAATGGTTGGAAGACATAGAATCAGATATGGGCGAAGATATAGAGCTTGATGTAATTGGTCTTTGTTGTGAATATACAGAATATGATAATCTACAAATATTTCAAGATGAAAACGGAAAAGAGTATGAATGTATTGAAGATATAGAAAACGAGACAATAGTAATACCAATTGACGAAGAATCATTCATAGTAGGTAATTTTTAGGGGGGAATATGGAATACTTATATCATTGTGCGGGTTGTCAGAAACCCGATAAAGATTATCCCAATAAAGAAAAAAGATGCGAACATACGGGCGAATATTACACACCTATGTGTAGACCATTAGAATATCACAATTGGGCAAGAAATGACGCATACGGTATATATACGGGACTATACTGCGATAAGTGCTACAAACATAACTACCCGTACAAAAAATACAGATACCACGATAAAGCTTATTGTGGAGAGAGGATAGAGCCAAATGAGTAAAGTGAAATTTAAAAAAACAATAAAGAAAATAGAAAATATATGTTTTGATTATTCTTGGGGCAGTACAGAAAGAGAAAAGAAAGAAATAACATATAACATAGAAGTTGATGCAATAAAACAATATGGTTCATTTGAAATGTATTGTGATAGTGATATGAGCTATTATGCAGAGGGCGGATTATGGTTTACAGGTGGAGTACTTACAGATTATGATGGTATATTTGATTTACCAAGTATAATTAAAGAACAATTAACAAAATGGGGGTTTGATACCTCAGAAATGGAGTAAAAAGTGAAAAATAAAGAACTAATATTTCATATGCCGAAAGAAAATAAAGAAGAAAAAGAAGATTAT